ATAGAAGAAGATGATGGATCATCATCGCCCTATCAAGATTATCCTAGTGTGCCAAAAATGATAGCGGCATGGGATATTATTAGACACAAGACAGTAAAACTAGATTTTACTTTTGGGTATGGTTCGGGAGAAATTACTGGCCAAGAAACTATAATTGTAAATTCTAACGAAGGGTTGACTCATGTTTTTCCTTTTAATTGGAGTAAAACTAACATCAGTAAAGTAGATGTCATAGTTAATATTATGATAGAAGATGATGAAGGAATATTTTCGATATTTCCAAAGATATCAAAAATGGATGTCAATCCTAGTGATCTTTATGGAGAATATGTAGAAAATTTAATCGAATATCAATCATATATAGATGACATAAAAAACAATCGGGAAATTCAAGAATCGACAATTGCGGATTCGTCTTCTTCGGGCGGAAGTAATTCATCTACAGGTTCTAGTGGTTATTAAGAACATACACACACATTACACTATCAACTTAAAAAGAGAAAGGAGTTATAATGGAACTTATTACTAAAGTTAAATCATGGGCCGCCGCACTCGCAGAGGTCGGCGTCAGTCTTATTGGATTAGGAATTGTCCTTGAAATTCTGTTCGGTGGAATGAATATTCCATTCTGGCCAAACGTAAACGTCACCCAAAACATTCTTGGACTACTGAGTAATTTCAGTGATCAAGGATTGGTTGGACTTGTCGCGCTTGCGGTACTTTGGACTATCTGGAATAGAAAATGATTTCTACAGTAAGTGATTGGGTAAAAAGTAGATTAAAAGAACGCACATCTCACGATGGCATTATTTTAATTGTGTTAGGTGTACTAATTTTAATTGGTGCTCCTTTTGTAAAGCTTGGTGCATGGATCGCCATTGGATGGGGTGCATGGACAATCTGGTCTAAAGACTGAAAAAGTCTTGACAAAACTTGCGCTATAGCGTATAATTGTATTATATACGCTATAGCGTTATTTAAGGAGTGAAAATGTTAAAACTAAAAAGTTCAAAAGAATTTTGTGATGAAATCGAAAAAACCGTAACAGATATGGGTATGAGTTATATCGAAACAATTACCCATTATTGTGAAGAAAACACTTTAGAAATTGAAAATATAACACCACTACTCAGTTCATTCATAAAAGAAAAAATTCAATACGAGGCTGAGGGGCTAAATTTAGTAAGGAAGTCCACTGAAAAGCTACCTCTATGATTCATATGTCCAGTAAAAAAATTGATGATTTTGAAGCATTTAAAATTTTTCTTGCAATGAAATCTCATTTTAATAATGAATATAATTATGTGGAATATGACGGAGCATTTAAGGCAAAAAGAGAGTCATACTCTAAAAGAAAAGATAGATATACTTTCGTTCAGTTATCAAAGAAATTTGGTAAAAAAGAATTGGAAGAATTTTTCCTTTCACTGTTTCTGAATGTTACTGAAAAAGGAAACATTACTGTATCTGGAACTGATAATATGTGGACAGGTAATTTGCTTGATAAAGAATCGAACGACACATATAAAAATTGGAAAAAGAGATTGCAGAGTTTGCAATATAATTTTATCAATGATTGCGAAACAATTTTTGATAGAGGATTGGAAGAAGACCTAGAATTTAACCAAATTTTCAAATCTGTAAACGGGAATTACCCGCTTATAATAAGACTTGAAAAAATGGGAGATATTTGTGTCGAAACTGTAGTGGTTTTTGACATGATATTTGACTTTATAAATAATGTGCGGATTGCAGATACGACTTATTGGCCCGTGTATAAAAAGAAAGTCAAAGACTACACACCATTTTTAAAGGTGGATGTGCCACGTTATGTTGGAGTTATGAAAACTCTTTTGATTGAAGATTATTATGATAATTATGGTCAATATCTATTGACAGACCGTGGATAAAATGTTATACTAATAATACAAACTGAATACAAACATACAACGTATACAAATGGAGAAATACAATATGTCTTTTGCAGCACTAAAGAAGAATCGTTCCGATTTCAGCCGTCTGGCTCAGGAACTAGAAAAAACAAACTCCCCACAACAAAATTCATCGTCACAAGACGATCGCATTTGGAAACCTACTATTGATAAAACTGGCAACAGTTATGCAGTAATTCGTTTTCTACCTCCATGCGATGGAGAGGAATTGCCGTGGGTACGAATCTTTAATCATGGTTTTAAAGGCCCAGGCGGATGGTTGATTGATAACTGTCCTACCACAATTGGACTCCCTTGTCCTGTCTGTGAGAGTAATACAGAACTTTGGGGTACTGGTTCGCAAGATAATCAAAATCTTGCTAGGGATCGTAAACGTAAACTGAAGCACATGTCTAATATTTACGTCATTAAAGATCCGGGCAATCCAGATAATGAAGGTAAAGTATTCCTTTATTCTTATGGTAAGAAAATCTTTGATAAACTCAATGATTTGATGCGGCCTCAGTTTGAGGACGAGACACCAGTAAATCCTTTTGATTTCTGGGGTGGTGCAAACTTCAAGTTGAAGTATCGTACTGTAGACGGATATGGCAATTATGACAAGTCAGAATTTGACTCGTCTTCGCCATTGTCTGATGATGATTCTAAAATGGAATCAATCTACAAACAGTGTCATTCTCTCGAAGAGTTTGTCGCGCCTTCGGCATTTAAAACATACGATCAAATCAAAGATCGTTTAGATAAAGTGTTAGGTATCACATCTCCGGTAGGTACGGCAGAGACTCGTGACATGTATGAAGATAATTCTTCGTCACAAGAGTCCATGTTTACTAAACCGACTTTCAAAGAGAGTCCTACACCAGAATTAAAATCTACGTCTAATGATGATGATGACGATTCAATCTCTTATTTTGAGAGACTTGCCAACGAAAGTTAATCTCGCAGATTTCACTTTCTTGATTTCATCCAAATTAACACCGAATTCCTCGCAAAAGAATTCATAAAAACGAAGGACGCCCTATGGGGCGTCCTTTTCCAATTCTACTACTGAGTTATGCAAAAAACGCATACCGACATTGATAGGTAAACAGGGTGTTTTTTGGATAATATGCACTAAATAAAAATGAATGATACACATACACAGGAGAAACATATGTTAGAATTATTTGTAGAAATTTTCGGAAAATGGAATAACCGCCGGAAAGCAATCATTGCACGTAGAACCACTCGCAATGAATTAAGTAGACTATCAAACCACGACTTGAATGACATTGGTCTGAGCCGTTGCGACATTTCATGGGTCGCCCAATCTGCATACGTGGAAGAAATGCAGCGTTTGTCAACAGTAGGATTATTGCAGAGTCCATCTGCGCCAATGCCATTGGAAAATTATAATCTAAGAGGTTGGAGTTCTTAATGTCAATACTGATAGAAACAATCCTTGCGCCTACTGTGTCGTTTTCAAAGCTTTGGAAAAACTTTAAATCTGGATTTATTATATGGACGGAGGTCGTAGGTTATTCCCGCGCAGCTGCTAATTTGTCTCAACTAGGTTATCATGCAGAAGCAAAGGCCTGCATGATGCAATTGGCAGAGATTAGAGAAAAAACTACCAATTGATATTTGAACCCAAACCATTTGCATAAGCAACAGATTGCGCGGCCCTATCAGGATTCCGCGCATTACTAGGCCTGTTGTTATTATTCACCACACTAGTATTACCAGAGTTATTCATTGTAGTATTACCATTATTTGCAACTGCAACTGCATTAGTTGTTTGGTCTTGTTTTTTCAAGGCATTATCTTTTAATGAATTTGCGGTATTGAGTTTTGTTGCAACTTGATTTTTTGATGGAGAAACGGATACTCTATCTTCCTTGGCGGATATCATTTTCAAGGCCTTCCTAGATTGGAAGGGAGTAATTGTTCCATCTTCCACACCTCGATTTATTTCATCTCTAGTCATACTCTGCATGGGCCCGCCTGATTTCATTTTTACCAGTGAGGTAAACTTTTTGGTTGGGTTCGCATCAGTATTACTTGCGGTTGTTGGTGCTCTTGTATCGCCTGAAACATCCGATACACCAGACATTGACATTTCTTCATTTCCTACTTTTGGTTTTAGGATTGTTTTTTCTTCTTGATCTTGTGCTTTGCCTAACAATTTGTCTCTGGCAGTTTTATATGCATCTTTAACTGCTGTCATTATTTGATCATATGCAGCTTTAAAACCGCCTCCGCCTTCTTTAATATCTCTCGCAA